CTTTAGCACGCAATTCAGCGTTCTTTAATACTCTGTCATTTGCCCATTCTGCTTCTTTTAATAAACGCTCATTAGCAAAATCTATTTGTTTTGTTAAAAGCTCTTGCACACGCTCTTTAGCTTTTTGAAATGCAGGCATGGCTTTCTCACCAGCCTCACCAACCGCGCCAAGCATCTTACTAACATCAAAACCTTTGCCAGCTTTGTTTTGCATAAGCGCCAAACCAAACGCCATAAGCGCATGTGATTTGTCGGGCTCGCCACTAATATTTACACCAGTGGCCTCTGCAAACTCTCTCATGTAATCTTCTTTAGTTAAAGCATCCGGGTCTTTACCCTGTAACGCCGTAACGTCTTTCATTGCGCTTTCAAGCAGCGCACCATAAGGGTTGTATGGCTCATCTGTTTTACCACCAGCATCACCAGTGCCTGCGCCAGTGCCAGCCGCTCCAACTTGAGCCGTTTGGTTGGCGTTAGATGACTCAGACCCGCCGTCTGTTGTCGCGCTTGTTGTAGATTTTGCCCCACTAGAAAGTTGACTAATTTCGTCTTGCTCCATCTCAGCAAGTTCCGCTTCAGTCATAAGAGGTATATTAGGGCTTACAAAATTTTCTTTAATGGCTTCCCCTTCACCAAGCTCCATTTCTTCACGCTCTGCTTGAGTCTGCCTGGGAATGCTTTTTTTAGCTAACGCAGCAGACAACTGACTTAATTCATCATCAATGCCGAGGGCCGGGGATAAATTACGCCTTATTCCAGCTCTTTTAAACTGGTCTATTTCACCTGCTACACTGGCTTGTTTTCTATCAGTGGGCAATGCTGCATATTGACCAATACCCTTGCCCGCTTTGTCATACATACGACCTACATTTAGAATTGATTGCAAAGGGGCTCTGACTAAAGCATCTGATGTAAATTGACCAGCTTTCGCCGCGCCGCGTAACAACTGGTTAATACCCTCTCCTAATTTTGTATCTGGCTCAAAGTATTGGTCTGGCACTTCACCAAATATATCTGCGGTGGTAGGCAGTTGAGGGCCACGCTCAAGAAGCATTTTTTTAGCAGTTTCGCCAGCAATTCTTTGACCTGTTGGATATCCAGCCTGTTTATTCTGTTGCCCCGTTACACCACGGGTAAATCCCATGTCAAACCCGCGATTTTCCAGGCTTTCAATAATGTCAATTAATGAGGCCACAATGCGCTCCCTTACTTAGCTGTTGCGCCGCCCAAGCCAGCGCCTTGAAGCGCGGTGTATGCTCCAACACCTTGCAAAAACGGGTTAGCGCCAGGAGTTGTTGCGCTTTTAAATGTGCTAGATAGGCTGCCTGATGGTGTGCCTTTTAACAGTGAGCTACCAAGCTCCAACCGCGTAAATGGCTCCATAATACCTTGCATAAGATTTTGTCTTTGTGCGTCCAATTGTGCCTGAGTTTGGCGCTGACCAATGCCGCCAAGCTGTGACAGCATACCGATGTCAGCACGGCCTAACTCTGACTGTAAGCGACCAATGTCGCCGATGCCGGATGCTGCCTGCCCCAATCCACCGAATAATTGTGCGGCTTTTTGTGAAGCGCCAACTGCGGTATCAAATCCTTTAGAAAGAAACTCACCAATCTTACCAAGCCTGCGACCTTCCATTTCTGCGGCTTGAACTCCTTGTCTAGATCCCCCAAAAGCACCAGATTTAAATGCTTGTGCATCTAAACCTTGCTGACCAATAGCTGCCTGTCTATTGATTTCGTCAATAACAGCATCTTGGTATGGGTTCATGTAGGACTGTATGCCCTTTTGAGGGTCTAACATGCCAAGGCCTTGCGCTATGCCTGATGTTGCAAGCTGTCCTGCTGTTTGAACAAGTGGTTGAAACATTCCAAACTGTTGTAGCGCTTGTTCTTGTGCGGCCAATTGCAGTGGATCAAAACCAGCTACTTGTTGTTGCGGAAGGCCTAACCGTGTATCTAGCAAACCTTTGGATGTTTGCTTTTCGCCATCAAACTCTCCAAAAGCAGACTGAAGAAGTCGTTTCTCAAGCCCTTCAAGATATGGTGATAATCTTTGTACCTGTTCTATGGTTTGAGTAGCCATTATGCCATCCTCTCAAGGTTATCCATCATGCCATACATGCGGTTTATGCCCTTGCGTAAGTTGCCATCTCCCATGCCTTTTACAGCATCACGAGTCATAACAAACTCACCAGCCATTAACATAGCAGGAACATCATCCTTTGTACCAGATCCCTCCGCTGGGTCTATGCCACCGTTACGGCGAGGAAAATTCATTTCACCTCCCTTTGCTGCGGTTTGAACCATTCCAAGGCGTTTTAATAACTCTAATCTTTGCTCTCTTGTAACACCAGACCCAAATGGTGTTTGTATGGTTTTAAAGTTATTAATCATGTCCATGATAGTGGGTTGACGATTTCGCTTCATTGCCTCTCCACCTTCAGCATAATTTATGCCCCCTAGTTTACCCCCAGGGCCACCTGCGCCAAATGGCCTACGCTCAAACTCGCCTACAACTTCCTCATCATCGTCACCTGCCAGCAATTGAGCAACAAGGCCAGCCGCTACACCTTCGCCTAATTTTGTATTTAAAACCTTAAATAAAAGATTGTCACTATCAACGCCTATACCTTCTAAAAGTTTTGCTGACATTGTATCAGCGGCTACAGGCGCAACTACATTTGCAGCACCCGTGCCAGCCCCACCCCTTATAGTATCTTGAACAGCTTTTTTAGCCATTTGGTCAACACTTACCCTGCCACTTGATCCAATTGGAAGTTTTGCGCCTGATCCAGATAATTGTTCGGCTCCTGCCTGTTGACCGGGAAACATTGCGCCAACACCAGCCCCAAGCGCTCCAGCTAATAACGCATCTTTTGGTTTACCCCCCATAACCAAGCTTCCAACCCCAGAAGCCAAGCCCCTAGCTAAAATAGGGTTCATGCCAGTCATTAATCCTGGGGCAAAAGTGCTAATCGCTATGGGAGCCGCTACTTTTATCAGGTCTTTTAGTTTCATTATGTCACAACCTTTACTGTCCCACCATCATTATACAACGCTCCGGCTTCTAGGCCAACCTCTGACGTGGGCAGATCAGTGAGCGTTATTTTTGTGCCTCGTAACTCACCTGGGTTTTGTAACTGTACCACAATTTGCGTTAAAGAGCGAATTAACTCGTCAAAGTAAACACGGTCATATTCCTCTGGAGGCAACGGGAACTGTGGTAAAGGTACATTACTAATGCTCATCGCTTGCCATCCTGAACAATCTCAACTCTTGGTGAACCAAGTCTCCAGTTCATGAGAGCGTTGCTTGATTCAACTCTAACACCAAAAGCTCTGCCCCTTACACGAACAAAGTTCTGTGTAGCGTTGTCCCCAACGTTTACTGTCTTTGACGTTACATACCCTGTTCCAGGGAATCGTTCACCCTTTATAGTAAACACAGCTTGGTTTACAGCGTCTGTCTCAGAATTGTTAAAGCTAATATCTGGAATAAGTCTTTGTACAAACGTAAAGTTTTCACCATCCCCGATATCTATTGGACTTGATTCAATAAATGATGTCATAGCAGTGCCGTCATCATCATTAGTCTTTTCATGGTTGTAAACTAACGTAGCAATGCTTGCCATTGGATATTCATAGATACCTTTGTCAATCCAAGCAGATCTGCCAAATGCGCCTACATACCAAATTTTCTGCTCATAATTGTAAACTACATACTTATCATTTTCTGTTGCTGAAGCAGATGGATAGAACCAAAATACTTCACCAAACTCAGAGTTAACTCCTGCTACAACTTTTTCAAAAGCATCTTCATTTAAGTCATTGAATACATGATCTCTAACGGTGCAGGGTATTGGCTGCACACGACCTTCATAAACATAAAACCTGTTCTTGCCCATCCAAAACACTGCATCTTCTACCGCAACCGCACCCATTGGTGATATAGCTGTTGTATTGGATGATATCCTGTTTATGCCAAAGGTAAACGGCGGACCTATAAACTGCATACTGTGAACAGAGGTGTCAGTTAAGACAATTATTTCTCTGCGTGTTTTGATTGCCTGTACTATTGTTGAGCCGTCCTCAACTCTCAAGTCACCTGCGGTGTTCGTTGCAGTAGGATTCCAATCAAAAGCGTTTTCTTGACTACTAAACCTGATTAACAATCTATCTAAAGCAGTGGATCCTACAGGAGTAGTACCAAACGACAACACATGTCTGTCGCTTGTAACCATGACTTGCCTGTTTCTTAAAGGTACAGATGTACTAAAGTCGCTTATCTTAAACGCTCTGGTAGACACGCCGTCATTTTCACGCCAGAAAAACAACTCCCCGCCTCTTGGACAAAGTATTAAATCTTCGCCAAAGTTGTCTTGAGTATATATGCGAAGACCTGTTGTTGTAGATATTTCTTCAGACGATGCCAGACCCCAACCGTCTGCACCCCAAGTTCCTGCACCCCAACCAGAACCTAACAACTGCGTTGTTGAACCCCTGTTAAGTTGATATTCAGCTTCAATTAATCCTGAATCAGTTAAGGTAAATCCAGCGTTTGCAGATAAAGTAATCGTGTAGGTGTCACTGCTGGGAACGGTTGCAACTTCATGTTCTTTAACCAATAAGGTAACCAAAGAACTAAACTGTGAAGGCAGTTCACAACTTGTGAACGTAACAAAGTCACCCTCTAACGCCCCATGACCAGTGTGGTTTATTGTTACTGTTGTGCTGTTAAAAGTGCTTGTAAATGTAATAACGGCACCTGAAACAGGTGTTGCGTTGATATGTACGGTTACAGTGCCAAGGCCGCTTGTTGATGAAAACCCTAAAGGAGAAACAGTTACGTTTGTCATATTTCATCCTCTAATTGCCTACAGGAACAAGAACACCTGGTTCTATAGATATTTCAACTGTACCAAGAACTGTTACACCAACAATCTCTGTGCCTGTGTCAACCACTTGTGTTGAATCAAGTGTAACAGAACCAACGGATGCTGTTAAACCAAAACCTGTATTTGCCACATCAACATCAACTGTTTTCTTAACGCTAAGTCTTATAGGTGTAACGTCATTATATGTGCCACCAGATTCAATGTAGTATTTTCTATCTGTGCCTAAACCAAGAAATTTATCGCCAGCTAAGTTTGTCCAAGTATGTAAGGTTCTAGGCGTACCAAGATAGGTGTTGTTAGATAGTTTTTCCCAACCACCTATTTTTTCAGGATAACCAAAACGAAATCTAATTTTGTCACAGTCGTTCCAGCCACCCTCATTACTGTATGACGTTGTTTCTTTATTAATTCCAGGCTTAAACTGTAGTTTGGCTAAAGGCATTTAAAGACCTTCTGGTGCAGTAGGCCAATCATTTATCTTTGCAGGTGTGCCATCTTCAGAACTCTTAAACAATCGAATAAAACCATCTATGTTTGGTGCGCTGTTGAGTGCTGTCTCTATTTCTGCACATTTAGCACGTACTGAAGACCTGTAATCCTGCACTGTATCAGGAATCGCTGAACCAGCCTCTGCCTTTCTGGTTACATACCAATCGCTAGACGACAGCAAACTGTTAGCAGTTTGTTTGGTGGTTGTAACCCATTGAGTCTTCAGCCCCGTTGATACCGTGCCATCACTATTAGTAACATCATCAAGTGATTTAGCCGTATCAGCATCCCAATAAAAACGGCTGTCAAAAACGGCTGGTGGGTCTTCCCATGTTAAGCCAAAAGATTTTTTGTCAGCGTCTGACCAGCAACTTGCCCAGTTTTGAGGGTGTTTTAAACCATCATCAGAGATCCAACCCCGTCCTTCTTTTATAGTTCTTGAATTATGTTTCCAAGGCATTTTTAACTCCTATCGAGCATTAGAATATTTAAAAGGTTGGTCCGCAAAGGCAAGATAGATGTATGTAACAGCACTACCGCCGTTAGCTTCAGAGTAACTATTTCTAAGTTTAAATCCATTAGACAAAAAGTCTATTGGAACGCCTCTGGTGGACTCATCATCTGCCGCTTGATCAGCTTCTAATTGAAGAGAAACTGGGTTAATTGGAGACCTTTTTTTGTCATAAATAGTCCAATTATAATTACTGCCACCTGTGCTTGCGGCTTTTACCATGACCCATGCGGGACGAAATCCTAAATGAACATAGGGGCCATCAGTAGTATTAGTTGATGTATATTGACCAAACTTGCTGTAGCCATCAACGCTGTGAAAACAATAGGCTATATAAGTTGCACCAGAGTTATTTGAGGAATAACCAGTGCCGCCAAGACTAAATACAGAAGATGTTGGCGCAGTATCATTCCAGACCACTGTATCATAAAAAGCATCATCATCATTTAATATTAAATAGCCATCTTCTGGTGAAGAGTCCGCATCTTTGTGATAAGTAACCCATGCTGTAGTCAAACTTCTTGATTTAACTATATATAAATCAGGAGTTTTGTTAAGACCATGCCCTACAGTTGCACCAGCCGTAGCATTGCCAGTATAACTAACAATACTAAACCCTGCCTCAGTATTTGCAGATACAGATGATGTAATTGACCCATTACTGTTGCTAGACGCAGAGCCGCCAGCTTTCCAGTTCCATGCAACATATGTATAACCAGTAGAAAGTAAATTATCAGTGTAAGTAAAACCATCAGAATCAAAACTATTAACCCAAGTATAATCCGTTCTTTCAGCAAGGGTCTGATTTGATTTTAATAAACTATTTCCACCCCTCGCGCTATCAATCAAATAATGGTCTTGAGAATTTGAGCGTGACTTGAACCATAAAAAATCTGGCTGAAAACCAACACCTGTAATACTCGGAGTTCCAGAACTACCAGTAAATAATACTGTGTTGAAATGATCTTCTGGCTCTTCGTCTTCAGCGGGGTCAATGCTGGGGTCGGGTAGGTTGGCTGTGCAGCAAGCTAGGTAGCCAGAGGGGGGAGTGTAGTAGAAGTCACCTTTGCCATTCCCATCTGTGTTGCCCTGCGCTGTTTTTGTACCAGCAAAAGAACTGTCCTGACCGAAATTAAATATGCCAAAATTATTTGAAATACCTGTATGAACAGGTACATATTCAGCACTTGCCAATGAACTAAAAGCTGTCCCTTGGGTGCTATTGTTTTTATAAAATGTTAGTGTTGTTGTTGAACTATCCAAGTCTAAAGCAACGCCAATTATATCCCCATCTGTATAGCTGTTCCCATAACTGGTTGTTGTTCTCCCAGATGGTGCAGTTCCAGTGCCACCTGTACCAATCGCCTTGTTGCCATTGGACTCGTAAGTCATAGCATCTGTGTGATAACTTAGATTAGTTGTACTAATTACTGCTGTGTTAGTCGTAGGTGTTATTCCTGTCTGTGTGAAACCACCAACATCTATGTAAACTTCCCAGTACCATTTACCGGATGACATCGGGAAAGTGCCTTTAAAGCCCTCAAACACTGAAGAACTAGTGTCACCAAAAACTTTAAGGTTGCCTTCTGATATCGTTGGCCCATTACCATCCAAAGGATTCATCGTAGCCCAGTTATTCGTAGGACTATCTAGCACCACATCCGTTGCCGCAAGACCAGTAGATGTAAAGTCGTTCCCCGTATTACCACTCGTATCATCACCTAACGAAGAACTGTCTTGAAACTGTAATCTGTAACCATTTGAGCCAAATGTTAAACCAGATGTATTTTTAGGTATCCAGATGCCTGCTTTTGTTTCACCAAATGATGTAGGTGTTAAGGCTTGTCCGTCAATAAAATTAACTTCTGCCATGTACCCATCGTATCCATATGCAGCAGTAGCTGCCCTGCCAATGTCTTGCTGAATATTGTTGTTTATATAAGGCTCTTCATAATTTTGAGTTGAAGGATAATTTGCAGTGACAAAACTTGTAACTTGCGAACCATTTACATAAATTTTAATTCGGTCACTGTCTGTGGCTTGAGTTGTATCCCAAGCAAGAACAATGTGATACCAAGCGGAAGGGTCACGAAAAACTTGAGTAAGTTGAAGCTGGTATACTTCACTTGATGTATATGATTGAAATGTTAGTAAATCACTGCCAAAATATAAGACAGCCCAATTTGCACTATAGTTGTCTGTGGTTGCCCCAAATACATAATTTATTGTACCACTACCCAAATTTGAAAGCTTTAGCCAAGCACTGAAAGTCCATGTTCTACGATTTCCAGCAGACCGACCAGATGATGGGTCAGAAAGAGATGCAGTATCACCATCCTCAAAACGCAGAGATTGATTTATTTTATGCGAATAGAAATCATCTGCACCGCCAAAAAACTGTAAAGCACCTGCACCAAATGGACCTGACATATTAACCCCTATGCAAAAGCAAGTTGCGGTGTACCCAGCAAAATGTTTCCAGAACTTTGTACAACATACGGCACAATATCTACAGAACTTGCCGCAGTAGATAGAGTTAAACCCCCTGCACCTGCCGTTTCATAATCAGTTCCCAAAGTAACTGTTCTTGAGCCAGTTCCGTCTTGGATAAAGATAATAAACCCAGATTGACCTGTCTGTTCAGTAGACGGATTTGCCAAAGTCACGTTGCCTGTTAGCGTCAAAATAAAATTTTGGTTTGCTTGAAAGTCTAGTGTTACAGTCCCTGTGTTGCTTGTGTCTGTATCAGTGGTAGCAAGAACAGTGCCAGTAACAGAAAAGCCTGTAGAAGAAGTAGCCGCCTTTAATGAGTTATCATTGTAAAGCTGAACTGCACCATCATCGTTAACAACGATACCGTCTTCACCACTTTTAGCCTGTATGTAGATATTGCCGCCATCATCGTCATCCACGTTGTTTCTTAGATAAAGATGACCAGTATTGTTGTCTACGTAGCTGGCAGAACCATTGTGGTACAATTCTAAATCTTGACTCGCACCAAACTGTAGGCGGTCATCAGAAGCGGAACCACTGTCCCCAACCTGTATAAGATTGCCGTTAGTTGTTAATGTTCCACCAAGAACAGGGCTAGCATCGTTAGCTAATTCAGGGACAAAAGTAGAAGTTAAATCAGTTACAGCGGCTCCTGATCCTGCGCCATCACAAGATATAATTGCACTTTTGCCGTTAGCAACTGTAACATTTGCACCGCTGCCTTGGCTAAAAATAGCAGACTGACCAGAACTGTTTAGCACAAAGTACAGTTTGTCTGCATCGTTGGGAGAAACTGTTATCGTGTTTGTTCCAGACGGTGAACCACTCAGCACCAATACCTTAAACATGCCGTCAGACAAAGAACCGTCTGATGTAGTCAACGTGTGCGTTGTTCCAGATAGCGTTACTGTGCCAACGCCGTTCAAAGCGCGGTCAATAATATCAAAATTAGTGTTTGTGGTTGTACCCCAGGTGCCAGCCTGTTCACCAGTAGCTGGTTTTTCTATGCCTGTGTTTAAAGTATATGAACTTGCCATTACGCTGCTACCTCAATCCAGTTTGTTGTTACGCCAGGAACAACCTCTTGCCATATGGTCACTGTACCAATATTTCCTGTTGCAGACAATCCTACAGGAATATCTACAGGAATTGAAACATTGCCAACAAAACTAACCATTTCGGGACTCGTGACCACAACCCCCGTAATTGTAGTTATTGCGGAGGTTCCTACAGCACTGGTTCCAGCAAGTCCTGTTGGTGATACAAGGGCTGTTCCCACAACTGATTCATCACCAAAGCTAACTGTTGCCTGTAATCCTGTCTCAGTAACACTTGCGCCAGCACCAGCTAAAGCACTACCAACAGCCGCTGTTCCAGCAGCACCAGTAAGGCCAACAGAAATGTTACCTGTTGTTGCAATTGTTAAAGTTCCGAGTGCGCTTGTTCCAGCAAGACCTGTCAGTTCAACAGGAACTTCTTGGTTCCACGCACCTGCGCCCCAAGTGCCTCTACCCCAGCCAGTTACATTAGCCGCGCTCATGGATTACTCCACTAAGCTATGCGTATAATAGCACTAGAAGCGTTTGCTGTTGGAAACTGAATGGTAAAAGTGCCAGATGTTGATGTTTTATTAGATCCAAAGTCCAAAACTGCAACAGCCTTATTACTTTGAGAACTGTTGTAAATCAACGCACCCATAGCAGTAATTGTAGCTGTGGTAAAACTAAAATCCGCAAAATCTGTAAACCCAGTTGTTCCAGATGATGTTGGGTCAACTCTGGTTAGGCTTCCGCCACCTGTTGTGTATGTGCCACTAGAAGCAACCTCACCCGTGGTTGTAAATACTGTTGTCGCAGCACCTAATGTTGCAGTTGTGGAAGATTTACCACCAGAACTCTCAGCGTACAGAGCCAATTTAAATGTTCCGCCGCCTGAGTTTTTAAAGTTGTGAACACCTTCTAAAAGTTCTTTCTTAAAAGAGGTACACATAGCTTGTGCTATAGCCATGTCTATATTCTCCTGACTAGTTCCGCCATTTCGCTGTTCCCAGCTTTTGCCATCTTATGTGCGATACTAGCACGTTCTTCTTTTCTTGCCAACTCTAGGTAGTGATACAATACATGACGTATATTGTTTTGAAAAACTTCTGCCTGTTCTTTTATCACTGGCGGCGCGGTATCCGACACACGCAAAATTTTATCCATAGCTAATTCAACAAGCTGCTCTGTGCTGTGCCCACCTTCATCAGAGGTCATAACATTAACAGAATTTACCTGAACACCTGTTTCAAAACTAATCATTTTTTTCCTCATAACTTACGTTTGGAACGTCATGCCTGCCTATTAACACAGGCTCTTTACAGTCTAGCGGTTCTGGTGGAGAGAGTTCTTCTTCTTTCATGTATTCAGATATTTTACTTTTTTTTGATATGATAAGCTGACCGTCTACCATCCTTTGCACTAAAGGATCATCTAATCTATGGTATCCATACAATTTTTCTTCTTCTGGCACGTTTGTGTCAAGCAAACCGGATCTAGGTGCTACTTCAACTGGAATGCCTCTAGATAATGCAACAGAACACCAGAATTCTACACATGAACGGCCTGCCTCTCCAAAATGTAGATTTTGTTTGTAGCTAAAATCTATGCCATACAAGTAAAGTTTTGCTACTTTTGAGTAGATGGCAAACGCCAAAGCATACGCTACGGTGTTATTAAAGTAACAAAAAGAGACTTCTTTAATAACATCTTCTAAAGGGTACTCAACTATCTCTGGAACTCTTTTGTCTAATTCACAAGAGTAAATTGGCCCTTTGTTTTGAGTTTCTAACAAAAACTCTCTAGCAACTCCTGTTTGAAGACCTGCCTTTACATCGTCCAAAAACCTACTTGCAGGGTCCATCATAAAGGTACGATCAACATGTAAAACCGCACCCAAACTGTTTATGCCCCATACTTCATCAAATTTTTTAGAATTTATCCTGTGTAAAACGTAGTCACTAAAACTACCCCCCATCGCTACAATAGCGACTTCTTTGCCCTCCAGCTTTTTTAACATGACTACCCTTCTATGTTCTTGCGGTTCTAACTAAGCCCGTTCTATACGCATCCGTGTTCTCTACACCTTCTCCATAGTTCTTTAAACGAGTAACAGCTTCAACAAAACGCTTTTCATATTGTTGGCTTAAAGCAGGTTCACCCTTCATAAATACATAAGCCTCAGTTAAACAACCATATAAAAGTGCGTCTGGAGCATTTTCCCCAAACCAAGAAGTTCCTGCACTGCCTGTAATAGATGCTGGCCTATAGTAGTAATGAAGTTCACATGTGTAAGCCGCATCAGGAGTCGGGGCTAGTATAAAATTATCTACATCAAAAATACCATAATATTTTGGTGTTCCTGTGGTTGCTGGGTTTGGTGTATACTCTTGTAAGAAGTTGACATCCTTTTGTAGTAGAAAAATATTTTCATTATTTTTTATTAAAGAAAGAGAGAACGAAGCTAAATAATCTGAAGGAATAGCTAAAAACTTATTACCTGAACTGGTTGCAGCAGTGGCGTTTTTTCTAAAAAAATCAAGATCTATAAGTTTCAGTAACCGTTCTTCTGTGTTCTTTATGAAGTTATCAAGATTATTAACAAAAGTAGTCTCACTGTTTTCTGTATAATCTTGAATTGCTTGTTTCAATGTTGTTAATGTATATGTCATGGTGTATCCGCCTGTCCGCCCATACCAGAGTGGTTTGTGCAGTAATAATAAAGAGTTGGCGCTCCAGAGGCCACAGTTATTTGTGTGTAAGCTCCAGAGGAGCCTGGGGTGCCATTTGTAGTAACTCCTGTTGTATACTCTGAGCCGCCAGCATGTGTGCCATCAGATGTGGCAGATAGCCTTAAAGGATGCCCTGAATTACTGGAATCTGACTGATCAAAACGATATGTGCTGCCTTCAGATAAAGTGACCGTAGCTTGACGAGAGCCATCAATATAATATTTATTAGCACCATAGTAAGACTGAACAGTAACAGTAAATGTTTGAGCTATAGATCCGCTTACAGATACTGAAACTGTACCCACAGAAGCGGTGGCTGACACACCACTTACAGTAGCGTCTGTAGGCGTTACAACAGTGCCACCAAAACTAACTGTGCCAACCTTTCCTAATAAAAGTGGCACAGGGATAAATTCTAATGTCTCTAAATTAAAAGAAGGTATAGCTGCTGTTATAGGAATGATGTTATTTGTATCTGGCCTCGGATCTCTTAAAGCCTCTGCATCTGTTGGGTGTCTACGAGGTTCTAATTGAGGGTGCTTCTCCTCATACTCGTCTTTGCCCACGAGAAATCCGTTCCATTCTTTTCGCATGTCTCTTAAACGATAACGAAAACCAGAACGATCTGATATTCCATATGCGTATTTTCCAGCCGCATATTTAGGCATTACGACACCCTGTAGAAACTTAAACTAGGGGCTACGTTAAAAGAAGCCCTATCCCTATCTTCCGTTAAAGCTCTATCAAACTCTTCTTCATAAACAGCTTTTAACATCTGAATACGGTCTGGCGCACGTTTTATAGATAAATAGTATGCCAAACCAGCAGCTAAACATGGATAAAATCTAAATGGAACATCAACAGTATTAATGAAAGTATCCGCATCATCAATTCTAGTTAACGTATCATAGT